ATGAGCGAGTTAGCTAGGACGCTTGCCAAGGAATTCCAAGGCAAGGAATACGCGCACGCCTACGTAAATGAAGCGGTGAGCATGAGGCTCGCCGCGCAGATCAAAGTCCTTCGGGAACAACGTGGCTGGACTCAAGAGGAGCTTGCCCGACGTGCTGGCATGAAACAAGAGCGGATTTCTGTTCTTGAAGACACCGATTACGACTCCTGGACACTGAAGACTCTCCGCGCCATCGCTGAGGCCTTTGATGTAAGCGTGAGCGCCAGCTTTGAGCCCTTCAGCAAAGCCATTATGGCAGTTGTAAATCTCAACAAAGATTGCCTCAGAGTGACAGCTCGCGAGGAGGATTTAGAGGACTTCTGCCGTCACACATTCTTCCACAACGATGGACAGTGGAGATCTACAAACCGGCCTCGCCTTGCAACGGTTATCGCCATGCGAGAGCCGGCAAGACCGAATTCCAACCGAGGAACTTGGCAAACGGTTGCTGTAGCCACCGAGGAACAACTTCTGTGCAATTGAGGCAAGCAGCGTGGCACACCCATTTAACCTAAAGAGTATCTACGTTTCTGAATTACAGGCGTCCGTCTCGCCAAGCTTTGATCCGACCGTAGGCGGAGTACGTCTCATAGGCCAATTCATGGCCCATGATGGCGAAGGCCACGAAAGAACTGTCAGTGACCCACATCAGAATCATTCCGAGGAACTGGTGGTGACGTGTCGGTTTGGATTTCGGTACGTTAAAGTTGCGGAGGGTCAGACAGCAATTCCAGATGAAGAAGGCGAAATGGAAGTCGCGGCAGAAGTACGCGCTGCCATTGCCATTGTCTACGCCATCAATAGAGAAGCCCAGCCCAACGAGGCACGGCGTAAGGCTTGGGTTGAACGAAATGGTCTTTTGCATGCATGGCCATATTGGCGTGAAGTCTGCCAAAGCAGTTTGGTTAGGATGAATCTTCCTTCGACCGTGATGCCACTGATCGAAGTCCCTGAGTCACAAGCGGGACCTCGGCAAGCGCAAGTGGATAAGGAGACTTCCCCGAAGAAGCCCTCTACTCCGAAACGGAAGCCGCACGCTGGGACCGCGGTCTAATTGCAGCTTGCCGTCATTTCGGTATCGCACCCGCCCAAAACATGTTGGAGAGCACCCTTGGCGTCAAATTCTGATGCTTTCGAAGCGCTTAAGTCCGCTGCAACTGACTCGCGCAGCATTCCTTCTCTCAAGGAGGCTGCCGTTGAGGGACTTGGCTTCATGGGAGGGCCTGAAGCGAGAGCGCTCTTGATTACGATTCTCCAGGACTCCCGAACCATCCCAGGACTGAAACAGGCGGCGGCGCGCGCGCTGGGACAAGCGACACGCAGTTAGGACCACACCAGCGCTTATAGGAACGTCCCGCGCGCCCAAAACAAGCTCTTTTGTTCTCGCGCGGACCTGTGCTGTATATTTGTACAGCACAGCCATGCCAAGACTTAAAGCCCCTCCTCGCGTTCCACCGCCGCCCGGCGGCTACGAGCTCTGTCCAATCGATGAGGCTTGGGATCGCCACTACATCCTCGACGAGGCCGGCCTGCCGGTCCGCGTCTACGATTTCGGCACCCACGCCCGGTGGATGTCTTGGGAGGGCAAGGGCTACCAGGTCAAAGACGAACTGCCGGAATACGGCGCCACCGTCTGGACCTATTTCTCTGGCTGGGCCAGCATGCACGACGATAAGCCGCCCATGTTCTGGACCTGCTTGCGCGCCGGCGGCATCAACAAGACCTTCGAATCCATGACCTGGGAAGAAGCGCAGGACAAGCACCGGCGCGTGGTCGAGAAGGCGCGGCGCACGCTGCCGCTGAAGGATGTGCCGTCGACATCCGACGCGAAGTAGACGTTCCGGTGAGCATGCTGCGGAAAGTAGACAGAGCGGTAATGGAAGTAGAGGTTCTGTTCCTGCTGGCGCGCAGGCATGCCGCCGCCCCCCAACGGCTGTTGTAGCATCAAGCTCCACCGATTCACGAGGTCGCTATGTGCACGAACTACGCCCCAGTGCAGCGCCAGATCTTGCGGGAAATCTTCGGCGTCGAGCCACCGCCGGCAGACTGGAAGCCCGAGACCTGGCCGGACTACGCGGCGCCGATCGTGCGCGCGGATGGCGCCGGCCGCCGCGACAGCGTGCTGGCGAGCTTCGGACTGGTACCGCGATCGCGCATTCCCCCTGGCGTTCGCCCTTACGACACGATGAATGCTCGATCCGAGACCGTCGGAGAGAAGCGCACGTTCAGCGGGCCGTGGAAGAAGGGGCAACTCTGCCTAATACCGGCCACGGCCGTGTATGAGCCAAACTACGAGGCCGGACCCAAATCGACACGGTACCGAATCTGGCTGCCTGGCGAACCGGCCTTTGGCATTGCCGGCCTCTGGCGCGACTGGCCTGATGGGGCGTACTCCTTCACCATGCTGACCGTAAACGCGGACAAGCACCCCGTCATGAATCGGATGCACGCTCCTGGCAAGGAGAAGCGGTCGGTGGTGATCGTGCCGCGGCAGCAGTGGAATGACTGGCTGGCGTGCCGCGACCCCGAAGTCGCGCGAACCTTCATGACCCTCTTCCCTCCAGAGGCCATGGCCACCGAGCCCGCGCCCATCGTCCGGCGGACGAAGGAACCCCCTCCCACGGCCGCCCCAGAACTGCCGTTCTAGGCGCTTCCACCCGCCCTGCTGTCGGACGGCGCCTGATAGCGCCCGCCGCACGGCAAGCAGAGACTGGCTGCATCAACAGCCAGGAGACAGCCATGCCAGGCAAGAACATCCACGTCGTGCCCACTACAAACGGCTGGGCGGTTGAGGCGGAAGGCGGCGGTGGCCAGCAGCAATATGCCTCCCAAGAGGACGCCATTACCGCCGGCACAGAAAGGGCAAAGCGAGAGCAGGTCGAGCTGCTGATCCACGGACGCGACGGCCAGATACGCGAGCGGAACTCGTTCGGCCACGATCCCCGCAACATCAAGGGATGAACCCCAGATCGCGTTCAGTAGGAGAACGATGATGGAAGATCCTTTCGACCTCTACGCCCCGGCTGGCGTGGAAGATCTGATCCAGCGCCTGAAGGTCAGTGTCGGAAACGCTGAGCCTTACGAAGAGTGCCGCGTGTACGCCGCAAATATCCGTGCGGCAGTCCTAGTCTTGGAAAGGCACCTCGCGGCTATCAAGAAAGGGCGGCAGTAGGCTCCCCCGCCGATCGCATGCTGATGCGATGCCATGGCCAGCAGCAAGCCTGCGGCGCCAACGCTGGCCGAACTGCGGCCCATGCTCCTATGCGAGCGCAAGACCATCCCCCGCGGACCCGGCTGGCATTTCGAAATCAAGTACGACGGCTACCGGCTTCTGGCCACCACCGGTGACACACCGCAGCTGAAGTCCCGCAACGGGGCGAACGCCACCACCTGGTTCCCTGAGCTCGTCGACGCTCTGGCCACCCTCCCCGCCGGCTACATCCTGGACGGCGAAGTCTGCGTGCTGGACGACATCGGCAAGAGCGACTTCGAGCGGCTGCACAAGCGCGCCAGGCGCAAAGGCTGGTACCGCGGCGCGGACGCCGTCGCCTACTGCGTCTTTGACCTGCTGGTCGGCAAACAGAAGGATCTGAGGGGCCAGCCCATCGAGCGACGCAAGGCCGCGCTGCAGAAGCTGCTGACGAGCCTACCGCCGGGCATGCTTTACGTGGCCGACGTCGACGATGGCGAGTGGCTGTACGGCCATGCGCTGGCGCTGGGCCTGGAGGGTGTAGTCGGGAAGCGCGCGGGCTCTGTGTACAGGTCAGGGAAGCGATCACGCGACTGGATGAAGATCAAGCGGCCGGGGGCAGTACCGGCGAAGCGGTTCCAGAGATAGGGGTGAATTGAAGTTATCATCCCGCCTCAACGCGGCATTTCTCTGTCAACAATGAATGACCTCCTCTGCTCCGTCGACTGGAAACTTCTGACTGAGTCCATCACTGAAATTCTGAAGATTCTATGGTCGTGGCCCACTCTGGTCGCAGTGGTACTGTTTGTCTACCGCGATGAGGTTGCCAAGCTGCTACAACGTATCACTAATGCAAAGCGCATGTCTCTCGGGCCTGCTGCTTGGGAGTCTGATACGGCCCCGGCCGCTCTTTCTTACCCCACGCCAAATTTTGGGGAAACCAAAACTATCCACGACAAGACGTTCCGCGGTGAGGTCGTTCCGCTCGACGGCATACGCTACAAGAGGTGCACGTTCGAGAATTGCGTATTGGTATTTTCAGGGACTGGAACATCCATAATGGAAGAAGTTTTGTTCGAAGGAAAGACGGAGTGGCGCCTTGATGGCTATGCCGCGAACACAGTCCACTTTCTAGCCAGCATCTCAAAAGGTCCGGCACGAGAAGCAGTGGAAGCCATCATTGCCAGAATCCGAGCCGGCGATCAATCTGCTTCAGTGCGCCCATAAGTCTACTGTCGCTCGATGTCTTGCAGCGCAGTCGCCCAGTGCGCCGAGAACCACCACCATCCAGTCCTGCCAGACATCGTAGTCGGCCACGGCTGGAGCGTCAGGCACCTCGCACGGCGCGGCCAGAGCGCTATCGAGCGGCGGCGGCTTGCTTGGCAGCGCCGACGGCGTCGGACAAGCTGCGCATGCGCTGAGCGTCAGGGCGGCAGTCAGCAGGCAGAGGCTTCGCATTCTTGAGTTCCTTGCGGATGGCTTCGAGCTTGGCGCCCAGCCCCGACTGGGCGGCGCGGTAGGCGTCCGCGTTCTGGCGGATCTTTTCCCCCGCTTCCTTGATTTCGGATAGCGCCAGGTTGGCGCTGACGAGATCGGCTTGCGCGCGCGCCGCGGTGAGTTCGGCAATCTCCGCGTCCTTGCGCCAGCCGTTGACAGCCCAGCCCGCTGCGAACAGGCTCGCGCCCAAGGCCAATGTCGCGATGCCGCGCCACGGCACCATGGACAGCGCCGCGCGCGCGGTTGTGATCTGAATCATGGTGTCGCCGCGCAGCGCGCGTAGAGATCCGCCGTCAAGCGGATGTGGTTGAGCATGTCGGCCCGGCCGGCGCCCGCCATCAGCGTCGGCAGCGCCGGGCAGTCGCGTGGGGCGGGCGGCGTCGCCGCGCACCCGCCGAGCACAAGGCAAATCAGGATCGCTCTCACTTTTGGGCCTCCCTCACCTTCCGGTTTGCCGCCTCGATGTCACGGTTCACCTGGTTGCGTTCGGTTTCTGTGAGCAGCCGAGGCTGCGCCGGCGCAGCGCGCGCGGCCCGCTTCACCGACTTGGCGGCCTCAGCAGAGGCCTCGGCAGCTTCCGCCGCGGCGCCGGCGGCTTGCGACACTTTCGGCGTCAGGGCCTCCAGGGTCTGGCTGTAGGCGGACTGCAGGCGTCCAATTTCGGCTTGATGGTCGTCTCGCTGCTGTGCCATCAGGTCGCGGAACTGCCACTGGCACAGCGCATATCCCGCGCCGGCGCCGCCGCCCACCATGAGCGCCATCAGTGTCACCGCCTCCAGCATGTGCGCCACGCGTATGAAGGTGGCGCGGTGACGCGCAATCCAGTCACGAAGCTTTGCCATCGAATCGCTCCCGCATCATCTGAATTTGCATCTCCAGCGCGGAGATCTTGGCCTCGAGCGTGCCGATGGCGCGGTATGCCTCGTTGCGCTCCCTGTAGGCCAGATCCGCACGCTGCTCAGCCAGGTCGGCGCGCGCGTTGGCCTTGTCCAGCTGCTCGGACAGCCGCGCGATGATGTCGATCTCCGCCTGCGTCTGGGCGCCTTCGACCTTGTCGGTGCGCCATGCCTTACGGATGAACCACACTGCCCCGCTCACGGCGGCGAGAATGAAGCCCAGCGCGCCGCCAGTGCCCCCCGGCACGTTCAATTCGTTCAGGTCCATCTTTTCCCCGGTAGTCGCTCTTGCGGCGATCACTGAATGCCGAGCGCGCGGCGGGCGCGCTCCCATCTCACCTGTCGGTCGGCCAGGCCGTTGGTCCCGCCGTTGATCCGTCGCGTCAGGCCGACGAAGTCGCCAGCGTCAGCGAGCGCATTCAGGCCTTTCCACCGCCAGAACCACCCAGCCGACCGGGCGGCCAGCTCATCGCCTTGCAGCAGCACCGGGTTGGATTCGAGGTTCACGCCGAGCGCCGTGCCGCACGCTCGATAGTTGGCCCTGCCCGTGATCTGGATCAGCCCTCTCCCCATGAACCGCTTGCCGTCGCCGGACTGCGTGTTGCCAAGGTCCAGCCGACCTTCATACCGCTGCTGTGCCGCTGTCGGGCCCCACAGCTCCCGCGTGAAGACGAAGCCGCCGGACTCGTGACCGACCTGGGCGATCCACGCGGCTTGGCGGGCCGGGGTCGATATGGCGAACTCGCGCCAGGCCGCATCGACGTGCGGCCACCAGCGGTCAGCCATCGCCGCAGGCAGCCCAGCAGCGGCGCGAAACAGTTGCTTTTCCATGCGGACTCCAGAAACGAAGAAGCCGCCCGTAGGCGGCTGGTTGCGATGCGGTGACGGTCAGGTGGTCAGGGCCTGCAGTTCGGCGTTCGAAAGCTTGCGGGGGTAGTACCGAATAGACCTGAGCCATCCGTTTATCTGGCCGGTCGTCGTCACCGCGCCTACCCGCATCTGATTCACTACCGGAACCCCAGAAGCGATGGACAGGACGGCCCCACCGTTCATGCACGCGGTGTGGGTGCCTTGCCCGTAAGTGAGGCCAACCCTGGCCTGCTCACCGGCATAACTGGTCGACAGACCGAGACTGGCTACCGCACCACCAATGGTGACTCGCGACTGCAAGATGCCTCCGGACTGCCGCGACAAGCCGATCATGTTGTTTGCAGTCCCGTCTGTCACTCCGAACGAGTACTTTGCGCCGGGCTCATAGCCTTCAGCATCGACGAAGAACGTGCCTTCGCTGCTGTTGAATCCGAGGTCGCTCAAGTCGCTGATGAGCCCGAGGTCGGCTGACCGTGCCGTTGCTGCCGTTGTGGTGAGAATCGGGCTGGTAAGGAATGCACCTTCCTCATGCGAAACGAAGTCGACATCGATGGCGTCGCCGCTGGTGACAATCTGCAGCCCAATGCTCGGATTCGCCGCTGTGGCAGCTGCGACGCTCACCAGCGTGAAGGCGCCGGTCACGGTCACCGGCGTCCAAGTCGCGCCGCCGTTCTGCGTCATGTTGATGACGCCAGATCCGGTGCGGCGCCTGACATACAGCCCAGTGATGCGCTGTGCCGAGGCACGCGTGATCGACTGGAGGCACGTCGCGTTGGCGGCGGTGGCCGTCAGCGTGGTCGCCGCGTTGCTCCCACCGTCGAGCCCGACGGCAGTTTTCGCCGCGGTACAGCCGGTCTTGACCCATGCTGCATTGGTGAGATCGCGGCACCACAACGCGTAGTTGGTCCGCCCCTCCTCCACCAACATCCCGCGCGCCTGGAGCGCCACCGGGTCGTAGTCGAAGCGCGGGACGTTGTTCCCGTCCTGCACCAAGATGCCCGACGCATTGAAGCGCCACGCCGAGCTGGCGCGCGTGAACGTGATCAGCTCGGCGAAGGGGACGTTACCCAGCATGCTTTACTCCGGCTTGATGGGCCAGTTGATAGTGCGCGGAAAGCCGACCTGCGTGGTGATGGCGCGCAGGGCCTTGCGGTACTGGCTCAGGGCCTTCAGGCGCGCCTCTTCCTCCAGCGTCAGCTCGCCCAGTACGAACCCATCCATCAGCGGCGCGATCAACTGGTCGGCCTCCTCCAGCAGCGCATCGCGCTGCGCGCGCGCCGCGGCGGCCAGCTGCTCGGTTTCCAGCGCTTCGTCCAGAACCCACTCATCGGCCGTCCAGACATGCGCCGGCGACGGGCGCGGCTCGTCGGTAAGGAAGGCCGGCAGGTCGCCGATGCCGGAGTACTCCTCGCTCAGCACGAAAGACGAGCCATCGGCGGTACGGTAGAGCGGCACCTGCCGGTAGTCCGGGACAAGCGCCCAGGACCCTTCGGGCCAGTTCTGCGGCGCCGAACCGTCCGGGCGCCGATACACGCGCACGCGCCCTACCTCGTCGGCCGGCGGAGTGCCCGGCGTGGCATAGCCCGGCACGATAGGGGTATCCGGCTCCAGCGGGTTATCGTCGGCGAGACCAATGCCGAGGTATTCGCCGGTGATCGGGTGGTAGTTGTAGATTTCCATGCCGGCTCCCTCAAAACTTGATGATGGCCATCAGGGCCATGTTGCGCGGGCGCGTTTCGGCGCCGCCCGTAGACGTGGTCGACATGAAGCCCTGGCTGATGCCGTTGGTCGCGATCTGAAGGCCCGTCACAGCACCGCCGCCGGCGACCACCGACTGCGTGCTATGCAGGTGCGTTTTCAGATCGTCAGCCTGTCCGATCCCGATGACGCGGCCAGCGTCGACACCACGGCCGTCATCCCAGCCGCGGATGAACTCGCCGCGGAGTTCCGGTAAGTTGAACGTCGTGGACCCATCGCCAGATCCGTAACCCGTACCAAGCACGTTGAACAGATCCGCATAGGTGGTTCGTGAGACAGCGCCGCCGTTGGCCTTCAGATACCCCGCCGGCACGGAACTCACTGCGTGGTACAACACAGTGCCAGGCAAAATGTGGCCGAAGTTCGGCACCCCGAGCAGGCCGATCGTCACCCAGGCGGTGTTGGCGCCGTTGCGCATCCTCAGCAGACCGGCGTTGGTGTCGGCCCAGAACATGTAGGCGAAGGTCGTCGCCGGCGCCGCAGCACCTGAACCGTTTGTGACGAGTGCATTTAGCGCCAGGTTCAGGTCGGCGCGGAAGGCCGCGCCTGCCTGATTGGCGATGTCCATGTCGTGTTGGGACATGCTTTCCTCTCTGGTTTAGTAGCTGATCGCATCCCAGTCGAACCGGCGGGACACCGGAACGCTGGCGCTGTTGAAGAAGGTCACGGAGAAGCCGGAAGCGGTCTTGCCGTTGACGACGAAGTAGTCGCCCTGCGCCATGTTCTGAGCAGTGATGCCCAGCACCGGCAGGGCCCGAAATGGCTTCGAGAAAGTGATCGGGGTCGCGCCGGCGGCCGACACGATGTCCCGGCCCGACTCGCGCCGATCCGGCATGTCGACATTGACGGCCAGGCCGGTCACGACGATGTTGTGCGTGGCGGCCCCGCTCTCCATCACGACCTTCCACTGGAACGCTCGCGCCTCGTAGTCGCCCATCGAGAAGCGTTGCCACGCCGACCAGGTCGGCGAGCCAGCCGGATCGTCCAGCGTGGTGCGCACGTACAGCGACACCGCCGTGTCGTTGATCCGATCTCCGTCGATCGATGCCCAACTGTCGATCAGGTCATACCGGAAGTCGATCATGTCGCCGGTGTCGAACGACACTGCATCGATGGTCGCCGTCAGCCTCGACTTCTCCACCGTGCCGAGATCCAATGACCCAGTGAAGACGTACTCGCCGCTGCTGACGATCCCGCCCAGCGAATCGATCAGGCCCCATCCGCCCGAGCCAACCACGCTGTCGATCAGGCCGAGCGTGTTGATCGCGGGTTGCGCGTCCCATAGCCCACTGGCATCGCTCATTCCCTGGTCATCGATCAGGCCCGCGCCGATTAGCTTGATGCCGTTCAGCGCTGGGTCGCGTATGACATTCGTCTTGGCGCCGGCGAACGTCGGGTGCTCCTGAACCGTGGCCACCACATTCAGCGCAAGTAGCGACGGCGCTGTGGTGACAACCATCGCCGCCGCCGGCGACTCGTGACCGGTGGAGTCGATCCACTTGGCAAGATAGACACCCTCCAGCAGCGGCAGCTGCGCCGAGTTGGCTGCGCCCGAGATATAGCCACCGATGTCGATGGCGCTGCCCCAGGTTGGCTGCACCAGGTCAGTGGTGTGCCGAATCCGCGCCTGCCCGCCGTTCCGTACGTCCAGATCGGTCGCAGCGTCCCACGTAAGGTTGGCGAACCCATTCAGCACCGTCATGGAGAGTCCTGTCAGGTTCGACGGCGCGGCCAGCTTCCCGCTGACGACGTGCAGAGGCGAATAGGTCCACGATCCGCTGCGTACGCCGATCGCCGACACGAAGCGGCCGCGCACCACGTAGGCGGCGCCGTCCTCCACCGGCGACAGATAGCGACTCGTCGTATCAGCTGTAAGCGACGGCATCGATGACCACGCAGCGCTGTCGGCGCGCTTGTACTCCATCTCGATGCGGCCCGTCTGGGATAGCGCCAGCTCTTGCGCCGCTGGCCAGCTGATCAGCATCCGAGACGTGACTACGCCGCTGGAACTGAGGATCAGATGCTCCTCGCCCGAAGTCAGAGAGATTTGCCCCAGCGGCTCCACCACAAACGGGTTCGGCAGGTTCGTGTCCGGCGCAGGGTCGATGACCGTGGCATTGCCCAGATTCCAGTCGTAGACCGCTGCCGCCTCCTCGTTCAAAACCAGGTCGACGCCGCCGTCGGCGCTCATGCGCCAATCCATCACCCGGAAGACCTTGTCGGTCCAGCCGAACTTCGCCAGCGACAGCTTCACTGTGCTGTACGCAGTCAGCTGCAACGCGGTCAGCTTCGCGGGGAACTCGACCACGATGCTCTGGCGCGACCTCTCCAGGATGATCTTGGCGATGCGCTGCGCCATGATCGTGTTGGTGGTGAACGGTAGTTCGATGTCCCTCTCGATCACCTCACCATCGTTTGCGGCGTAGGCTGCGTTGCGCACCGCGGGGAAATCACCGGGTTGCCAGAACCTGCCCGGGTCGACGTAGGTGCCCTTCACCACGTTGAACAGGTCTTTGCGCGACGTGCGCGGCTGGACCTTCACCGGTCCGCGCAGATCCGACTCAGTGAGCGTAACCGTCGGAATATCGTAGGCGCCGGCGAACACCCGGAACACGCCGCCGGCGATCACCGCCACGCCCGCGCCCGCCGTCACCAGCTCGGCCAGGTTGTCGCGCGGCGACTTATCCGACATCACGATGCCGTCGCAGAGATAGCGCTCCTGCCATACCGCGGTGTCGGTCTGCACCGGCTCGTCGCTGATATTTGCCGCGGCGATCACCGATGCGACGTCGATGTCAGCGTCGGTGCAGCCGAAACCGCGCTCGTCGCGCAGGTAGTCGTAAACGCACAGGGCCCAGTTGTGCGACCAATACGTTCCGCCGGTGCGCGGGTCATACAGGCGCTTTCCGCGCACCACCGCTTTCACATTTGGCAGGCCATTCGGGAAGATGTCCGCGTCATACTCCAGCCGCAGATAGACGTAGCAAACACCGCACAGCCGGTGATCCCATGTCCAGCCTGGCACCTCCGAGACCAGATCGCCGTCGGCAGCCTGATCCAGTGTACCCAGGTGCTTCTTTACCCGGACCAGCGCTTTCGATCGCAGGGCCTCGTAGGTGATGACGACGACCTGCGTACCCGGGTCGATTCCGCGGACGGTGACGGTCTTGGATCCCTGATACCAATCCACGGTGTAGGCGAACTCCTGCACGAAGCCCATGCCGTCGCTGTATCCAGCGGCGGAGATCACACGGTAGACCGTTTCGTCCAGGTCATAGGTGACTTGAGACTGTCCGGCGGGAATGGTCTTCGAGTGCGTACGGGACTCGCCCGATGCCTTCAGGAACTTGCCTCCGGTCACGAAACCGCCAGCGTCGAGACCGCCTACGGGATCCTCGCCGAGGTACACCTCCTCGATCGCATCGCACTCGTGATCTGCGAGCGCGACGACCAGATGCATGAACTGGTTCTTCTTGCCGTTCCCGTCCGTGCTGGCTGCGAAGACCAGCGGGCCGGAGGTCATCGCGCGGCCATAGATCATGTTGCGCGGCTGGACATTGGAACGCACGATCTGCGTCCTGCCTTGTGCCTCGGCCGCGAAGCCATTGGTCGTGCGCGGCTTGAAGACAGCGCCCATCAGGCTGCCGACGGCGAACGAAATCCCGAGCGCGACGACAGCGTATGCCACCCCGTAAGCAATTGTGGCGGCGGCGACAGCGAAGGCGCCCGCTGCCACACCACCCGCTACGGAGAAGGCTGCTGAAGCCAGTGCCGCTGCAGCTGCTGCCGGCATAACACCTCCCTATACAGTCCAAGCGGCCTTCGCCTGCCTCATTTCCATGAATTCGATCCCGGCCTGCCCCTGTGCCGCAAGCTGCGAGCCCAAGCAAATCGCCAACGCCTCGCCGTTCGGCGTGTCGATCAGAACCACGTCGCCGCGGCCGGCCAGCGCCGGTGGCGCTGCAGCGCCGAGCACCAACGTCGCAATGCCAGCCACACCGCCGTTGTCGCGCAACACGCGGCGGGCGCCCTTCTCGCTGGCGTACAGACCGCGCCAGCGCGCCCCCGGATCCGCGCCGCTCATCGCCTGGATGGCATCGCACACGAACAGGCAACAGTCGCTGTCGCCCCATGAAAAAACCCGCTCGCGGCGGGCTTCGATGAACTCGGCAAGCCGAGTCGGCCAGTCTTCCAAACGCTGCATCAGCGCCCCCACATCAGTTGCTTCTCGACCATCTGCGGCACGAACTCGAATCCCCGGTCACCCGGGTATCGGCTCTGCTGGTCCTCGTTGTTGTAGCGCCGCACCTTCGCGCGGTCCCAGGCGACCATCTTTGATTCGGCCGACACTGTGATCGAAGCCGTATCGCCGACGTCGATGGTCGGCACATCCATGCGCCCGGAGAACAACGGGATCGGCGCGTACCCCAGTTGCAAGTCCCACCGCAGCGGCGCAAACCAGATGCGGCACGGCCGGCCCTGATACTGCTCGGCTAGCATGATCGCGACATACTCCGTCGGCACCCCTGTGAGTGCGAGCCGGACACCAGTGGCTTCCAGGCTCGCCTGCTCTTGAATCGGTTCGATGCTGCCAAGCGCGCCAAGCCCCAACCACGTGGATCCGTTCCAGTCCATGCTGTAGCCGGCGCTGCAAACGCGAAGGGGCTGGGAGAAGTCCAATTGGACGAAGAAGACATACGGCACGTGGTCGGAGGTGATCAGCGAGACATTTCCGCTATCCAGCGCGCGAGTCATGAGAACGACTCCACCAGGCTGATCACCACCATTTCGGAAATGAAGCCAGGCATCACCGACACCGCATACTCGTCGGAGGTGTTCATCATCGTGGCCGTTGGCTTGTTCAGCGTCACCACTGACAGGTTTGCCGGCGCGACACGAAATGGCGGCGCGATCGGGATCAGCGCCTGACCGTTCGCGTCGCTGTACGTGTCAGCCGTGACAATCTTCAATTCCCCGCCGGCGCCCAGGTACTCACCCGCCCTCATCACCAGCGTGCTGGCTGGCCAGTACTTCGTGGGCAGGTACTTGTAGTCGATCAGCGACCCATTGACGACAACTTCACCATTCACCTGGTAGCTCTGCGAAAGGAAATCGAGCGCCATCGTTGCGTCGACCGGCACCGCTGCCAGGTCGGCCACAGGCGCGCTGTGCGGCCAGAGAAAGACCCGGCCGGCCATACCGCTGAGGCCAGCAAGGAATCCCTCCAGCCTGCCGCGCTTGTCCCGCTCCATGTGCGGAAATTCGAGGGTCGCCTTCCACCGCGCGCCGGGTCGCTCGACCGTTTGCGACGACCGATTCAGCGGCGACACGAAGGACTCGGTATTGGACAGCAGCCCCCATGTCGCCTTCGACGGCGTCAGATCAGCGGGCCAGTCAATTGTTGGCATCCTTACCTCCCGGCCAGTTGCCGCATGTCACCACCACGCGCGAGGTTCTGTTTCACCTCTGCCACGGCAGCGTTCTTCGCCTGCACCATCGCCTGCATGATCGTCGCTTGATCCGACCGGCTGTCGATGTTGATGTGCTGCGTGAAGCTGACCACTTGGCCGCCACCGGCCGCCGTCGCGGTCAGGGCATCGTTCGGCACAACGTACCCGGAGCCGGTCGGCACTACCAGTTCCGGCCCTCGCTCGCCCACCAAGTACGGCTGTCCGGCATTGATGTTGCCGCCGGTGGCGCGCGCCGAGACATTGGCGATCAGCGTATCCAGGCCGGCCTGCGTCTGCGGACCATACACGCCGCCCACCGACGTTCCGGTCATGTCGCCATACGCGCCCAGCATCATCGAACCAAGCTGGCTGAAGAGCCCGGAAAGCGCGGCACGCGCCTGGATGCGTATCAGATCAGAGATCACCGACTGGGCGAAATCGCGGAAGTTGCCCTTGCCCGTCATGGAGAACGTCACGATGCCGTCCTCCATCCGACGGAACGCATTGGTCGCCGCCGTGCTGGTCATTGCCATGACGTTGCGCGATTCCTCGGCATAGTTGGCCATGGCCTCTGTCGCGCCATTCACCCAGCTTTCCTGCTTCTCCCGAAGCGATGCGTAGTAGGCGTCATAGGCCTGCATCGACTGGTCTAACCCATCCCGCAGGTTCTTCTGCGAGTCCAGGTACGCCTGCGACGTGCGCGCCGCCTCCGGCGTGGCCTTCTCCTGCTGCAGAGCCAGGTCCTCGTACGCCTTGTAAATACCGCGCACGGCCTCTGCCTGCTTCTGCGCCTCGGTACCGCGCCCGACGGCGTCCAACTGCCGCTGGTACTGCTCAGACGCCGATTTCTGCATGTTGCCGATCTGCGCGCTGATCGCCGCGGACCGCTCTTCCACCTTCTGGATGTCGGTCTTCAGCTTCAACGCGCGCTCGTTCTCGACGTTCTGTGCGAGCTGGGCCTTGATCTGATCCTGGTTGGCCAGCAGGCTCTTCTGTTCGGCGGTCAGGATGCCCTTGCCTTTCAGGTCGCTGATCTTCTGCAGGAACTCGGCTTGCTGCTTCTCGGCGCCGGTCAGCTTCTCCGACGACTCCAGCGCCGCGCGAGTGGCCGCGTCCTGGTCGCGCAACTGCTGAATGAACCGCGTGGCCGCGTCATCCTGGTAGGCCTTGGGCTGACGCCCCTTGGCCGTCTTCGGATCCTTGAACTTCTCCTCGATGGCAGCAAGCCGCTTGTTGTACTCGTCGGCGGCCATGCCGACCAGCTTGGCGTCCTTGTTCAGCTGGTCGATCTCTTCCTTGCGCAGATCGGCGCGCGAGCGGGTCGCCTTCTCCTGATCCCGCAGGCGAGCCTGCGCCGCTACCGCAGCATCCTGTCGGCGCTGCTCCGCGGCCTTGGCTTCTGCCGCCGTATTGGCCGCCTCCAGCGGCTTCGCCTGCGCCTGCAACTGCTCGAGCTGCTGGCGCGCCCGCAGCAGCGCTGCACGGTTGAAGTTGCTGCCGCCCGCCTGCGCCGTGGGCGAGGCCTCCATCTTGGCGATTTCGGCCTTGGTGCGCTCGATCGCGCTGCGCACGTCTGCCAGCGTGGTATCCCGGCCGACGCCGAGCATCGCATCCCAGGCGCCCTTGGCCAGGCTGGTGAGCGTGCTCCAGGCCCGCTGCATGTAGCCGACGTTTGCCACCACCTGGTCGGCGCGGTCCTTCATTGCGCTGGCGTAGGTTCGCTGCGCCAGCGCGGCCGCCTCGTCCTTCCTGCCCTGGTCTTCCAGCGCTGCGATCTGCTCAAAGACGGCAGCGGTGAGAAAGTGGTACTGCTCGTTCAGCTTCTGAGAGGCCTTGACCGGTTCCTCGCCCAGCTTGACGAACTCTTCGACCGTCTTGTCGATGGCCGTGCCGGTAGCCTTTTCCCACGCCTGCGCTGCGTTGCCTAGTTCCACGAACGTGCTGCCGGCAATCTTGCCTGTCGAGGCCAGCGCCGTTAGCGTCTCGGCGGCCTTGCCCTGGGTGCCTGCCGTGTCGCTCATGACCCTGGCCATGGTCGCCATCTGGTCGGCAGACACTCCGGCCACGCCGCCGGTGATCGTCAGCGCCTGATTGAAGGCGCGCGTCTCGCCGGCACCTTTCTCTAACGCCACCGCCAGCCCGACAGCAGCGCCGGCCAGGATCGTAACTGGGTTGACTAGGCCGGCAATGAAGCCGCCCACGGCGCGCACGGCGGGGCCGACGCCGCCGAACATGTCCCGCAACTGCCCGCCCTGCTGGGTCAGGATCAGCAGCGGCGACTGCCCGCCAGCCAGCTGCGTCACGATGTCCGTCATCTGCGCCGGCACCATGCGAATGGCCGCCGCCGTCTGCCGCGCCGACATGCCGACGTCATCCAGAGACGCGCTGACCCGGCGCATGCCGGACGATGCAGCCTCAGCCGCCTTGAGCTGGTTGATATAGGGGGCGACGGACTCGCTCACGCCCAACAATGCCGCCTTCTGCTCGAGCAGTTGGATCCTTGTCTTGCCCGAAGCCTCCGCCATCCGCGCGGTCTGGTTGACGAACTGGTTGATCGCGCGCGCGTGCGCATCCGACCCGTTCCGGGCCGCCTCGGCAATCGCCGACTCCGCTGCCAGCGTGCGGCGCGCCTTGGCCTCCTGCGTGGCAATGAAGGCGTCCGCACTGCGCCGCGCCCTGTCCATTTCGGCGGTATAGCCGGTCGCGTCGGCCGTGACGCGAACAATGGTTTCATCAGCCACGTGACAACTCCCTTACCTTTTCCTGAATCACCGCGCTCACCGCGGCGGCAGCGGCCTTCTTCTTCGCTTCGAAGCCAGGCCGCAGGAACGGCTGCGCAGCCATCTTCGACGTGCCGTATTCGAGGAACCGGCCGTAGAAGGCTTCCTTCGACCAGGTCACGATGTAGGAAGCCAACCGCCCCGGGACGGACTTCTCTTCCTCGAAGGCTAGGATGATGTGCGAACGCAGGAAGCCAGGCGGGTGCCGGCCCTGCTTGCCCTCATAGATGCCCAGATCGACCGGAGCGCGCAGCTTCACCTCTGCATGAATCACGCGCCCGCCGGCCACCGCGGCCTGCCGCAGCACCGACTCGGAGGCGATCTGGTCGAGCGCGTTGAGCTTGCCCTTGAGCGCTTCCGCGTTCTCGATCGTGACGCGTCGCGGCTTCGCCATCACTCCCTCCGTGGGAACATCACCCGCTCGATCAGCTTCGCCTGCTCTTCCGGGTCATCCAGCAGGACCGGCTCGGCATCATTCGCCGCAGCGTGGTGCTCGCTCCACGGCGTCATGTCGAAGCAGCCAAATGGCTCGCTGCGCGCCTTTCGATCGCGATGGATATTGGCAATCGTCGACGCGATCGCGCCGGCGCGGAGGTCGTCATAGACGCCGCCTCGCTGATCGACCTGATACGAAGCCATGTACTCGACGAACTCCGCGCTGCTGATCCTCTCTTGCAGTTCCCTTATGGGGATTCCGAGGTCGATGCTGAGTCGGAGCCAGTGCCGCCGCTCGGGGCGGCGTCGGAGTTTTTTACCTCATCCTCCACCGCTTCGACCCCCAGCTTGTTCAGCCGCATGGCAACGTCCACCACGCGATCGAGCGCTTCCTTGCTGCGACCGCGCAACGCCTCGACGTCGTCCTCTGAGAACAGCAGTTCGCCGTTCTCGTCGATCACGCAGCACACCAGCACTCGCGCCTGGAACACGCTGTACGGCGTCTTCCCCTCGCCCTGCAGCGCCATGAAGCGGTCGCGCGCGGCGCCCGACATGACTGCCACGCGCACGTCGCCGCCCCATTCCGGCACGGGAACGTCTTCGTGCTCCAGCGAGGCAGCCAGGATGGATGTTTTCGAGAGAATCGGCATAGGTTATGCGTCCGTCACGTCGCCGGTAATGCGCAGGGTCACGCCGGTCGACTTCAGCAGTTGATCGACCCCGCCTTCCAGCGGGCTGTTCTTCGCGTAGGCGTCGAAGGTCTTGGTCTTGTTGTTCGGCAGCGTCAGCTTGTAGGTTTTCACCGTGCCGGCGCGCTTCGACGCGTCGATAGCCTGCTGCCCCGCATCGTTCATGTCACGGTTGACGTCGAAGGTGAAGCTGCCCCAGTCCTGCAGGCCGAGCGCGTATTCCTTGGCGGTCGAGTCCAGATCCGTCTTGTCCAGTTCGCTGGCCTGGCCGTCGAAACCCTTAAAGGACACCAGGTTTTCGATCTTGGTCCAGGTGGCCGGCGTCGCCGTGCCGGCCGCGGTGATGGTGCGACCGGTGGTATTGATGTCGAACGCGAAAGTGTTGGTGGTGACGTTCTTGACCACCACGGTCTGCCCGTTCAGGTCACCGGCGTTCGTGCCTGTCAGACCGGCCAGCGTGACAACGTCGCCATTGACGAAGCCGTGCGCGGTCGACGTGAGGATGGTAGGAAAGCCCAGCGCGATCGCGGTAATCGTCTTCGCGCCGCCTGCTGCGCCGGCAATTTCGAGCTTCGATCCCTGCGCGGAGATTGCGGTAGATGGCATTGTTGACCTCTTCGGTTGTGAAAAGCCCGCGCAGGGCGGGCAAGATAAAGACGTGGGTCAGGGCTTGAACCATATCGAGAAGTCGAGCCGAGACCCGTATAGCTGGGTGTCCTGTTCGCTGTCGCTTACCGGTGCGCCGATCGGCAGCGCGCCCGCAGCGACCAGCGCAGCGCGAGCACTGCGCATCGTGGCGACCGTCGCAGCCCGGGTTGCAGACCACACATTGATCTGCATGCGCTGGTTCTCCAGGTCCGCCGGCCCGCTCAGGTCATTCACGTCCTGCCCGCCGACAGCCTGGTAGGTGACATACGGTTTAGCGGCACCACTGGGCGCCACGTCGGGATAGACCTTCACCCCGATGCCGGCCAGCGCCGCCACGACCACGGCTTCGGCAGAATTAGGCATCGCGCGCCCCCGTTTCACAGACCAGGTCCACGTACTCGCGCCTCAGGCGGTCTGGCAAGACGCCCTTGATGTTGTAGGCGGTACCGTCCGCGCACAGCACACGCATGGACGCCGTAACGCCGTCGGCCGCCAGGAACGGAATGCGGAAGCTGGCCTGCACGATCGACGTCGGCGCATCGGCGCGGATGATCTCCAGACCAGTTCGGTGCAGGATGTTGGCCCACACGTCGATGACCTTGTCCCAGCCGATCACGGGCTGCCCGAAATCGTCATATCCGTCGGCGGGCTTCTGGATCTGCACCAGTTCGCTGCGCTGGCCGGCCCTCATACGCCAAGCCCCACGCGATAAGGCCATAGCAGGTCATGCGCGCCCTGTGGCAACTCGGCTACCGTGGCGCCGACCACCGTGTTCTCGCGGTTGCTGTACAGGTGCCCGAGGATCAGCAGAATGGCCGCCTGAATCTGCATATTGGCCACCATGGGATCATCGCCGGCCGTTCCGGCCAGCACCGCCGCATCCATGTCGGCCTGCGTGGCGTAGATCTGGCGGTTCAGGAACGACGCGGCGGCGCCTTCTGCGGCTGCAAGGTAGAGGCCGATCAGTTGATCCTCGCTCGCCCACGTGACACGCAAGTGCGACTTTGCCATGTCGAGCGCGACGATCGACATATCAGCCTCCCTTGCCCTTCCTGGCCTTCGTCTCGCCGGCCGGCTTTTCCTCGGCGGCCGGTTTCTCGTTCGTCACCTCGGCGACCGCTTCGGTGCTCTCCGCCGGCAGGCTGGCAAGCGCATTGTCCGAATCTTCGCGCGTCGGCTTCGTGTCCGCTTTTCCGCCCTCGCCTGAGGGAGCAGAATCGGAAGTCGCACCCTCGTTCTCGCCGATCTGCACCGCGCAGCCGGCGTCGATCAGTTCCTGCCCGCGGCTGCTGTCCATCTGCGCGACCATGCCGGCGCGCGGATCCTTGCCGATGAACTTGATTTTCATGATGTCCTCCAGAACGGATACGGCCCGCCGAAGCGGGCCGCTCCATCAGACAGCGTCAGCCGATCAGGCCACGTTGCCGAAGTCGCCGTAGACGAAGGCCTGCGGGCGGTAGACCGCCAGCGCCAGGCGTTCCTCGGCCAGGATCGTGACCAGGTTCTTCACGAAGTCGTCTTCGTTCTCGGTGGCGACTTCCACCCGCGCCTGCCAGCGGTCAAACACCTGCGCGCCGAGCTTAAAGGCGCCGACGAGGAACTTGTCGACGGTGATCGCCTGCGTGGCCACCACCGGCTGGCCCCACAGCGTTGGCGAGATCGTGCCCTGCGGATTGCCGATGATGTAGCGGCCGGTGGTGTCCTTGAGGAGTTCGATCCGGGCCCAGTCGCTGGGGTGCATCACGATGCCGGTCGCCGGGAATTCCGCCAGAGCGGCCTGCAGCATGGCCAGGCGGATGTTGTCGATGCCCGTTTCAGTGCCAGCCGGGTCGAACGGTGCCGCAAAGGCCGTCGCTTGCGGGATGATGCCCAGCAGGTTCTGGCCGGTGCCGTCGCCGTTCAGCAGCTGGTTTTCTTCGACCAGCGCCAGGCCGTAGCGCAGGCGGCCGTCGATGTAGCTCGCCAGCTGGGATGCATCGCTCAGGATCTGCCGCGAGGCCTTGACGAAATGCGCAATCACCTTGGCCGACGTGGTGACCAGGTCGAATTTCATGGTCGATTCCGGCTTCTTCACCGTTTCGGCTACCGGCGCGGCGTTGTTCGTGAAGCCGGTTTCCTTGACGTACTCCAGCACCTGGCCGTCCATGCGGCCCGGGGTGATCAGGTCGCGCACGGTCAGACGGCGATTCAGCGGCGCGATGATGCCGGGCAGGCGCGTGTTCTGCACCAGATCGCCCGCAGCGCCATCCGTGTCGGTGGCCACCGTGGTGATGGCAGCGTTGAACGTCATATCGACCCGGCCCCGCGGCGTGGTCTTGCCGGTGAAGGCCTTGAAGTCGTCGCTGCCGACGAACTGCTGACCGAACGACTGATGCTGCACGTCGCCACCCGCGCCGTTGGCTTCCAGCTTTGCCAGCGCCTGCTGTGCGTGCTGCAGGTTGGCCTGCATTTCGCCCTGCTTCGTCAGCAGTTCGTCCACCTTGGCCTTGGTTTCCTCGGACAGCTTGCCGGCGGCCAATTGCGCTTCCTTGAGCGCCTTTTCACCCGCCGCCTTGACGTCGTCGCTGATCTTGCCGAGCGACGCCTTGATTTCCTTGACGTCGTTTTCGTCAAAAGCGAGCACCATGCCGCTGCGCTGCATGTGGCGGAACAACATGTCGTGCACGGTGGCACCGATGGCCGTCAGAACGGCGGCAAATTTGGTCTTTTTCATAGGTTCGATTTCCTTTCCGGTTTGGGGATGATCTACAGGGAAAACGCGGTCAGCGCTTCCAATACCGACTTCGCTGCAACAGCAGGCGGGTCACCCGCGCTGCGTCCGGTGGGATCTCCCGCACCGCCGCCGGCCGGATCTCCCTGGCCGGACTTGAATTCGCTGATGAGGCGCAATGCCTCGTTCTTCGGCATGCCGCTCGAGCGCAACGCGGCTTCGATGCGGCGCACCGCGGAAGCCTGCGCCTTGGCGTCGCCCTTCTTGACCTGGTCGGACGGGAGGAACTCGTCGGCAAAGCCGTCGTCGATCGCGGTCTGGCCGCTGATCCACGTTTCCGCATCCATCAGCTTCGCCATAGCCTTCACGTCCTGCCCAGACCGCGCGGAATAAATGCTTGCCATGGCGTCGTCGAATGGCTTGAGCGTTGCCGCGATTTCCGTCAGGTCGTGCCGGTTGCCGACGGCCAGCACCCAGGCGTTGTGGATCATCAGGAAGCCGGCGCGCGAGATCTGCACCTTGTCGCCGGCCATGGCGATGATCGACGCCGCGGAGGCGGCCAGTCCCAGCACCTTGACCGTGACCTCGCCGTCATGCTCGCGCAGCAGGTTGTAGATCGACAGGCCTTCGAACATGTCGCCGCCCGGCGAATTCACGTTCACCGTCACCGGGCCGGCGCCCATACCGCGCAGCGCGCCGGCAATGCGCTTGGCCGTCACGCCATCACCGGACCAGTAGTCATAGCCGATCACGTCATAGACGCTGATCGTGCGGTCTGCGTCCGACTCCGCCACGGCGCGCACGCCGGTGTCCCAGCGGTCCAGAGCGCGCGGCTGCAGATGGCTCGATACGCTGGCAGCAGGACGGCCAGCAGGGATGCCCGGAAGGGTCTTGATGCTCATGATTCCGTTCCTCGTGGCTGGTCTTCCAGTCCCAGAAATGCGCGGATGGATGCCCGCGCCTGGTTTGCGTCGCCCGCGGTGGCCGCGCCGATCGCGTCAAGCGTCGTCATGGCCGATTGCACGGTCAGGACCGCGGCATTCCCGCCCATCGGCGGTCGCTCTTCGAACTCGCGGACTTCGTCCCGGGTCAGAATGCCCTTGTCGACCATAACGCCGTAGAACGCTGCACGGCCGGCGCTGTCGGCTCGCAGCAGCCCTTCGACCGCGAATTTCGGGTAGAACCGCCCACGCTCACCAGAGCGCAGCAGATCCTTGCTGATGGCCTGCTCGATCCGTTTCAGCCACGGCGCCAGCGTGAAGGTCAGGAAGCCGATCATCTGCTGTTCGATGCCAGTGCCCCAGCTGGTCGACTTCTCGGTGTGGCCGACCATCCACGGCGGCACGCGGAACCACCGGCAGATGGCCTCGACCGAGTAGCCGCGCGACTCCAGCAGTTGGGCATCCGACGGCTTGATGCCCACCGACTCGACCGAGGATCCACCTTCGAGCACCGGTGTTTCACCGCGCTCTACTGAGCCCTTCAGGTTCTCCCGGAATTCAGTGCGCTGCTTCGGCGTCAGGAAACTCTGAAACTTGTAGTACACCGTCTGAAGCAGTCCGGTGCTGAACGTCGACGCTGCGGCCTTGTCGGCCGCCATTGCGTTGCCGAACACCTTGGCACCGTAGGCGATCACCGACACACCATTGATGCCGTCCAGCGTGAAGCCTGGAATGGTCCAGATGCGGGATTCCGGAATCTCGCGCAGCGTCCCGTTCGGCCGGGGGTAGGTGAACTTCTTGCGGCCGGTGTTGTAGTCCTGCGTGCAAGCCAGCTTGTCAGGGTCCAGGTACGCCAGCCCCACCACCTGATCACTGCCGCTGACGTACAGCTTCTCCGCCCGGCCAGCGCCGCGCAGCAGCATCGAGGCAACCATCGCTTCCCAGAACACGGAAGCCGTCGAATCGACGTTCGGCTGGTCGTGGATGATGAACTGCAGGGGATGCTGAGGCGCCACCCGCTTTCCGGCGCTGGTGCGCTCGTACATCGACAGCGGCAGCGTGGCGATCGTCTCGGAAATCAGCCGGACGCAGCTCCACACCGCGTCCAGCTGCATCACCGCCTTTGGCGTCACCTCGACGCCTGCCTCGAACGCCGCGGTGCGGTTGTATAGATCGGAATCGGTCAGCGAGAACGACCGCACAAAGCCGTCAATGGCCGCCCGGACGCCACGCGCGACACGTGTAAGGTTCAGTTTCATGCGTGGCCCGCCACAATGGGATTGCTCAGCCAGTCGTCCAGGCCGCCCATCCCTTCTGGATTGAGTGACAACAGCGCAATCGCATTGAATAGCGCCATGAGAGGGTCAATCTTTGCGGTCCCACTGGCCTGCTTGGTAATCAAGATTGCGTTGCCACGTGGCTCGACCTTGGCATTGCCGACGCACCAGTTCATCAGTTCGGTGCCGCCATGCCACAACGTGCCCTCGGCCAGCTTGCGCTCGGTGGTCTTGATCGTGCCGCCCAGTTTCCAACCCTGGGAAATGCCGATTACCTTTTCCTGTGGGATCCCCGCCTCAACGAGCGCATCCAGCACCGCACCGATACCGCTCGGGTCGACGCCAACCTTATCCAGTAGCCCGGAGGCTTCGATCAGCGCAACCAGCTCGGCGAGCTCGATCACGTCATCGCCAATCTTCTCGACGATTACCAGGTCGCCATTGCGCGCAAAGTCCTGCAGTCGCGGCGCGATCTCCTTGCGCCGCTCCAGCACTGCCGGATGCGCCCATGCCCGGCACCAGGCCAGCCACTCGCCCGTCTTGAGATCCCGCCCGACAGCTGATAGCCCAAGCAAGTCGTCAAGACCGCCGCCGTCCACACCGACGTCGATGACCTCGCAACGCTCGAGCAGCGTCTCGATGGTGATGCCACGCCGCGTCTGCCCCTCCCAGAACATTGCGCCGGCCCAGTTGTCCGAGCGCAGCGCCAGACCGATTTCCACATTGCCGTGCTTGGCCATGAAGCCGCGGAACGATTCCTCGCCTGCCTCTTTTGCCTTCCTGAACTCCCGTTCAAGAAAGGCGCGGTCCACCGAATACCCCAAATTCGGGTTGACCATCGCGAGGTTTTCCACCTCGAGGTGCTCGCGGCGCGCCACCATTTCCGGTGGGTGCTCGAAGATGATCGGAACAAAACTCTTGTCCTCGATCTTGCCGTCGCGCACGTCGCGCGCGTACTGCAGCTTTTGCTTGAACACGCCAGCCGGAGGGTCATCGCTCTGGGTTGTCAGGTAGATGACGAACCCTTCTGGCCGGGACGCCAGGCCACCGATCGCCTCGCGCAGCATGTTCTCCGCGTTGGGCTGCTTCCCGAACAGCCACAGCTCATCGACCAGCGTGCCGACGCTCTTCTTGCCACCGACCGTGTTGGAGTCGGCCGCCACCACCTTCAGCGTTGCGTTGCTCTCCCGGTGGGTGATGGTCTTGATATGGGTCTGCACGTGCATCAGCGCGTTCAGATCCTCGTCCACCCGCTCGGCGCAGAAATCGCGCGACGGGCCGAAGCTGTTGTTGGCGATCTCGATGGTCGGCGCCAGGATTGCAAACTCAGCCGACTGCCGCCAGTTGAGGATTAGCGCCGTCATCATGATGCCGGCGGCGATCGTGGACTTCGAGTTCTTCTTCGGCAGGCAGACGAACCATTCCGTGATCAGGCGGCGCCCGGACTCTGGCTGATATGCACCGAAGATCGATGCAACCAGCTCGAAGACCCATTCCGCGCAAGCTTCACCGAACGTCGGGCTGCCTGGCGCATCAACGATCCGCAGTTCCTTGAAGATCGCCAGCGCCTGCTCGGCCTGGTCTGGGAAGATCGGCGGCGGGATGATCGACCGCCCCGACTGCAGGCGTTCGGCCCAGTCGGGGCAAGCGGTCGTCCATTCCATAGCGTCATTTCACGGCACGTAGCGGCGGCGCCGCGGCGGCGAATCGCCCGGAAGCCGCCTTCTTGGCTGCGTCCGCGCGATCCTCCTTCTTTCCGGTGTCGCCCAGCTTCCGATGGAAATAGGGCATCAGCTCTTTCGCCGCGAAGACGCGGAGCTTCGGCTCCGTCAGATCGTCATTCATCACGGCTTTCAGGAAGGCCTTCGGGTCGGAATACTGGGTTGCCTGCTCCCAATTGAACGCGGCAGCGGCAGCGGCAGCGTCTTCATCCAGAGACTCAGGCCCGCGCGCCGGCTGCGCCTTTGGCGTTGCCTTGGCTGGCGGCGCAGCTTTCCGCGCAGTACCGGCCTTCGATTTGCGCGCCAGGTGAGCCAGGACGTCGGCATCCTTCGCCAAGCGCGAACCGGCGGAGGCCGCCGTTCCCGCGCTGTAGCCGGCATCGATTGCTGCCTGCTTGTTCGAGAGTCCCCGCGCTTTGGCCTCGGCAAACTTGAGCTTTTTGCCTGTCAAAGCCATGGGAAAACCCCGCGTCGCGGACCTCAATTCTTAACATCGCGCCGCCTGATTGACTTTTCCAATCAAGGGCTTGCGGCTCATTGTTGAAGAAGCAGCCGTGTTAAAGCTTTAACAAATTTCGTGGGAGGGGAAATTTTCCCTGCGTGAGGGAACGGGCGGTCTAGAACCGACGGGGCGCCCAGACTTTTGTGGTGCCCCTCCCATCACTTTCCAGCCGACCGCCGCCGATCCGCCAGGGCAGCGCGGCAGCCGTCCCACCGCGCCCGCACACTCATCGCGCTGCCATCGCCGCACCAATGCGGTGCGCCAGAACCCTTGCCGTGCTTCGAGTTCTTGTTTTTATGTCATTAACGTGCGGAGTGGAGCAGACAAGCATCGTGCCAGCCGAGCGCGTCATCGCACGCTCGATCTGACGCCATACCTCGTGAGGAAACCAGCCAGCGCCGCGACGTCAACCTGCAAGCCAGTGCGGCGGTGCAACCATCCCAGGACGGAGAGCAGAGGCCTGACCCACCACGACACCTTGACGCTCACCGTCACGTTCAGCACGGTCATGGTTCGTTCTCCTGCCGCTGCTTGTCGCGGCTGTGGTGCGTAGCGCAGAGCGTCTGCCAGTTTGCTCGATCCCAGAACAGCGCCTGGTCGCCGCGGTGGGGCACTCGATGATCAACCACGTTCCCATACGGTATCGCCAGCCCGCGCGCCGCGCACTCCAGAATCACGGCGGCCACGGCGGTGGCGCTGAAGCGCTGCTGACGCAGGCAATACTCGCAGAATGGATGCTCGCGTAGATGCGCGTCGCGCTCCTTCTGCCATCGGTAGCCGTAGCCCCGTTGAGCGCTGGTCTGCGCGCCGGTGCGCCATGAGCCGGGCTGCATGAGTGGGGCGCGGGCACCTGCCTGAGGCAATCGCGAACGCAACATCGACAGCTTCTTTGTGGAGTTAGCGTTTTGACCCATTCCAGACCAATTTGCGAACGATGGGTGTGGCTGAACACCACACCTTGGTGAAGGAGTCTACGGTGCTATCGCGCCAAAGGTGGCGGTGTTTTGGCGCACGCCACCGCTGACTGCGCAATGCATCTACCCCTGAAGAGGGGGACGCCGCTCACGCCTATTGCAATCTCGCATCCAGACTCAACTTCCGCTACGGCAATTTTGCCTTTTTTGGGAGATGGGAAATGGAAAGCCCTCAAATTACCGAGAACGTGGATGGATCCACGCGAATCAAGGCTTTAGGCCACGATGTAACAATGAACGCGGATGGCACGGTAAACGCTACGACCAAGCATGGCACTCAGGTTGCGGTTGGAAAAGACGGTGCCATTAATGTGAATGCCGTTGCCGTAAGCCGGGTGGAGATCTACGACATTGCCGAAGTTGCCGCAATTAATATCGTGGCAGCGCCCAACGGCGGAAAGGAACGACAAATCCTGTTCAACAATGGCGCCACGGCTAAAGTTCGCTTTAATGCCAACGACAAATTTGTATCCCTCGAGGGCACCAAGCTCGAAATGGGCTTGACCCTCGCAGGCGTTATGACACTGAAGCAAGAAGAAGCAAAGTAACGCTAAAAAACAAAAAGCCCCGCTCGGTTCCGGCGGGGCTTTGGGCGTAACTCTGCAATTTGGGAAAATTCTAGGGCCGCTGTAACAGCCTGTCAAGCTTCAACTCCAGCAGGAGTGATCAAACCCATGGCAGCGAAATAATCATCCAGGCGCGAGACGGCGACAGCCTCCAACTCTCGCAGGCGCTCTCGGATCTTGGGGAACGCGCGGGCATAGGTCATGTGGTTTCCGCCGAACGACTGCGCCATGTCGCGGAAGCTCACCGCCAGGCGCTCATGGTTGGCGAAGGCCTTTGCCACAAGCATATCCAGCGCCGGCCCGGTGATAGCGCTGCCATGCGCCAACCAGTCGGCCAGGTACCGGATTCCCTCAACGCGGCCGGGACCGTAGAAGTAGCGGCGATGACGCTGCCCGCCTGCTCCGATCTCCTCGTACTCGGCCGGCGTGAAGCGCGCGCGCACTACCGCCCGCTCCGGCGCCGGCAGCTTCGAATCTACTGCCGACATCACCATGGCGCACTGGCCGCGCACCTCGTCGCTGGTCAGCCCACCGAAGTCCACTGTGCTGTCCGACGGCGAGCCGCGCAATTGCTCCAGCCAGGCCTCTTGCATACCGGTCAGATTCGGCGTGGCTTCCATTGCCCGGATCAGCGCCGTCCGGAATGGCGTCTTCTGCCGCGGCGGCAGGGCCATCACCATGTGAGCCACATACAGCGCCTGGCGCGTGTCGGCGAATACTGCGTTCATCCTCTCTTTCCCCCGTCTTGTCGTTGATCCCTTACGCCTTGCTGCCAGCGCATGTACGGCAGCCGCACGCCGGCGTGAAACTTGGCTTCGGCCGCGGCCACGTGGTCCAGCTGCGCGCGTGACTCGATGCCGCTCACCTGGAGCACGAAAGCCCGGGCTCCCGCGGCTGACTCGCATGGCTTCCGGGTTCGGCTCGCCACGAAGCGCCAGAAGTCCGGGTTGCCGCACCACATGCCGGCCAGTCGCGCCAGCGCGCCACCCTTTTGCGCTGTCATGCCGGCGCTCCCATGCCGAACAGCGCCCGCACTACCGCATGCTGCTTTCGCACGCTGCCGTTTCGGCGGGCACGGTTCACCGTGTTGCGGTCAATGAGCGCCTTGTAGGCGAGCGGATCCTCTTCCTTCAGCTTGGCCCGGCGCGCCCGGCAGCGCTCGGTATTGGTCATGGCCCGCGGCTTCGGCTTGCTCTTCCCCGGGAACGGCAGCCAGAGGGGGATGGGCGAGCCGGCGCGCTTCTCCCAACCCACCACATGGGCAGCGCCGGCGGCTTCCTTGGTGCGCATTAGCGCGTCGATGGTGTGACGGCTGGCGCCGGTGACCTTAGCCATCTCATGCACCGTCCGACCGCGGCGGTCCAGACAAACCCGAGTCAGGAGAAACCAGGTCGGCGACGTTTCGCCGTGGAAGGGCTTCGAGCCCAAACCCAGTTCCTTGCCTTTCCGGTAGACCGATTCGATTGAGCGGCCCAGCTCCGCACCGATCACCCGAAACGACTTGCCAGTCGTCCAGAGGGAGCGCAGTCGGGCCACGTCCTCTTCCGTCCATTTCATCGCAGCATCCCCCACAAGATCGGGCCGACGATCACGCCCATCACCAGCACCGAGAACACGTCGCAAATATCCGCAGCGCTCACGTCCGGGCCTCCGATACCCCGACGGCAGACCAGTAGCCGCGGCTGTAAGCGATCCGCCCCCCTTTCCTCTCCTGCTGCAACAGGCGGTCAGCTGCACGATAGGCAGCATCTCGCGCGATTGCCTTGTCCATGCAAAGAGACAAGGACGAGCTAATGAACGCTTCAATCTCGGCGGCCGTAAAGCGGCTCTTCGACTGCATGTATTGCCTGGCACCGGCCAAAGTCCCAATCGGGATCACCACCCCATTCACCTTCATCGAACCTCCTTGATCTGGATTCCCTTCACCGCCATCAGGTGCCGCTTGATCCGATATTCCGGGGTGATGGCCCCCTTCACGTCCTCCACCGTCAGCCCGGCAGCGCCAGCCTCCCGGTACACGAAATCAGCCACGTAGCGCAGCGGCGGGCGCTTCCGCCCTTGCACCACCACCGCCGGCGCGAGCTCGAACACCACCTGGCGCTCCAGCTCGCTGATCCGGCCGGCACGCTGCAGGATCCGCAGGTGGTGGTACCGCTCCATCTCGCGCTGGCTGTCGAACGTTTCGCCGCCAACGGTCACCCGGGTGTTGCGGTACTTGCTCGGCTTCGGCTCCTTGCCTCCCATGCCGCCCGGGCGTCCTGCCGCAGCCTTTCCGCCGGCGCGGCGCCCCGCTTCTTCTCCACCGCCATCAAGTAGGCCTTGATCGCCGGCGGCGCCAGGCTGATTACCCACCTGACCTCGCATTCGTGCCGCCACGCCTCGTCGGTTCGCATTGCCCCACCTTCCCCACATGCCCATCACGTCGCCTCCCAGCGCAGCTTTCCCTGCAGCGGGTGGTGGTCCTCACGTGTCCGGCTCGGGCAATTCCATGAACCGCCCTTCGTTTCGGCGACCACACGCCATCCGGCAGCGCGTAGTGAGGCCCCGCCCTCGGGCGGCAGCGTGTAGGTGATCAGCTTCCGATACCCCATGGCGCGTGCAGCGCGCCAAGCGGCGGCATAGAGCATCGAGCACGCATTGAAGGCGCCATCGGTGCAGCAACGATTGACCTCCAGCGTCAGGCCATCGTCGAGCGCGCGGGCCACGGGCCGGCCGATCACAGCAACGCCACGCACATCACCCACGCCATCGGCGACAGCTACGCTGAACTTGTGCCCCGTCACCGCCTTGTGGTGCCGATGAAAGCGACGCACGAACGCATTGGCGTCAGCAAACGCGATGGGAACCACTCGTAGGCTCATACCTGCCCCTCAGTCGGTGGATGGCCGTAGAAGAACGCGTGCACGTCGGCGTAGACCGAGCTTTTGGTACGCAGCAGATCCGCCAGCAGCGCCTGGCGCCAAGGACCATCACCGGCAGCCTTGAACACGCCGACCTTGTAGCGCTGGAATTCCTCGCCGGCCTTGCGCGGCCGCCACACCTCGGCGCCCTTCGCTTCGATGCCCGGGGCCGACTCCCACCAGGTCGCATCCCCACCGCCTGCCGGCGTGCCAGACGCTCCGGCGGGCTTCTGCGGCGCCGGCTCGTCCAGCCAGCGCTTGCCGTTCAGCCACGTCGCCGGGTGCGGGATGAACTTGCCGCCCTCTTCGCGCCACTCGGGCCAGCCCGATTGCTTGGCGATCGCGGCCAGCAGCTGCTCGACCAGCGCCTCATCGGCACCGAGCTTCGCGAATGCCTTCTCGGCGTCCGCCTTCGCCACCTTCCGGGGGTAGGCCTGCCACAGGCGCTCGAACAGCGCCGACTGTTTCGCTGCCTTTCCGCTCTTCGCGGGCGCGCCCTGACGGTTCCCTGATGATTCCTTTGGAGGTTCTTTACGGTTAGACGGCACCTGGTGCGGGGGTTGGCGCATCTCCTGCGGGGGTACCCCGGCATCTGCTGCGGGGGTGTGGTGCATTTCCTGCGCCGGTGAATCTCCTGCGCCGGTGCACGCCGTGCGGGGGTGAATCTCCTGTGGGGGTGAATATGCTGCAGGGCTAACGGTGTAGCTGGTGTGCCGGCCGTTCGAGCGATTCGCCGTCACCACCTGGGCAGCTTCCAGCCACTTGATGGCGTTCTGCACCGCGCGCTCCGAGGCGCAAACCCGCTTGGAGATCGTCGGAATGGAGGGCCAGCAAACCCCTTGGTCATTGGCGTTGTCGGCCAGGGAGATGAGCACCGCCTTCTGAGCGATGGACATACCCTCCAGCGGCCAGCACTGGGACATGATGATGGTGCTCATGCGGCAACCTCAAACAGCGATGCCTGCCGCGGCGACTGCGTGCAGACCATTGTTAACGCGTGGGAAATGCGGGCTCGGGCGATCTCGACGTATGCCGGCGTCATATCGATGCCAATGAAACGGAACCCTTCCCGCATAGCTGCCTTACCCGTGCTGCCACTGCCCATGAATGGATCCAGCACCAGGCCGCCGGCAGGCGTAACCAACCGGCACAAGTAGGCCATGAGCTCGGTAGGCTTAACCGTCGGGTGATTGTTCTGGCTCGTCTTGTCGGTGCGTTCCGATTGGAAGGAGCCCGGGTTCGCGTCGCCGCTCGACCAATGCAGCGGCTTGCGTTCCATGTGCTCGCATCCCTCGTTTCGGTCGGTGCGGCTCGCCTTGGCACAGTAGAAAAACCGTGCGGCCGTGCCGGTGTCGGCGTGGAAGGCGCCGGCGACGCGCTCCCGCTTGCCTGTCACGCGGCCGGCGCTGGCGACGCTCGCCTCGGTGCCGTCAACCGGTGCCGAGGCGCCTCGCTCGCCGAACTTAGCGAATGCCTGCAGCACCTCATCGCTGCCGTCGTGGATGACGTTGGCTGGCCAACGGCCGGCCGCGTCTCCGCCGCGCGGGCCAGGCTTCATGGCGAAATTCGTACAGCCGGCGTCGGTGTATCGGTGATCGGCGCTCGCCTCACCGGATCGGCCGCGCGGCGTGCTCTCGTCGTGCCGGCAAGGGATGCCGCCGGTGCCGGCGCGCAGCACCTCGCCGGTTGACACGCGGCACGCGTCGATGTTCAGCGCACCGGTGCCATGCGCCAGGACGTTTGCTGCGACCGTGCCGGCCAGCGGCTTGCGCGCGACGCAGATGGGCTCATGCGCCGGTTTAAGCGCGGTGCCCCAGCCATCCCAGTCGCCGCCGAGGTTCCGTGATTTCGGAAAGCCGGAACCGTACAGCCACATGATCTGATCGCGCAGCTCGAACCCGGCATCTTCAATCGCGGAAGCCATGCGGTGATAGGTGCGGCTGCCGCCGAACGCCAAGAGGTGCCCGCCAGGCTTAAGCACGCGCAGGCATTCCGCCCAAATCGCGGGACTATTTGCAATGCCCGTGCTGTCCCAGCCCTTGCCCATAAAGCCTAGTTCGTACGGCGGGTCTGTGACTATGCTGTCGATCGACCAATCCGGCAGCCCTTGGAGAATTTCGCGACAGTCGCCGCAATGGACTGAGAAGCGCCCCGTCATGCGACCACCTTTACCAGGCCCGCCTCGAACAGCAGGCCCACCGTCTTCCGGTGCGCCGCCTCCCACATTTCCTCGCGCTCGGCGCGGCTCAGCTTGGCGCCCTGGTCCAGCTCTGCGTGGCAGCGGTGGCACAGGGCGGCAATGCGGTAGTCGTGGGCCTTGATGCCGCGGCCCTTGCCGTCCCTCAGTTGGTTGGAGTGCGCTGCCACCACCGTCCCGTCCTGCCGGTTGCAGTGCTGGCACGGAAAGGCCCGCACGGCCTCGAGGAGCTTCTTGCTGCGGAAAATCATCAGAACAGGCTCCCCTGCGGATGCGGTCTGCGGACCGGGCGAATGGTTCGGCCGGTGACCTTGCACGCGCGCGACGGTCCCTGCTCGAGCTTGCCCTTCTGGCGCAGCTCGTTGGCCCGGCCGCTGACGGTGTTGATCGCCAGGCCGGTCGCCTGCGCCAGCTCCTGCAGCGAGTAGTCGCGCGGATAGATGCCGATGGCATCCATGATTTCCTGCTGGACCCGGCCCAGTTCGCCGGTGGTGCGCATCCGGTCGTAGTTGCGGATGCTGGTCTGAGCGACAGCGGTTTGCATGCCCTCTCCTATGCTTCTTCGGCCGACTTGGGCCGGTATTGCTCATCCTTGAAGCCCGCATGCCACTCCAGGTGGGCGTCGGTGCCCGGTGGCCAGTGCGGGTTGTCCTCCGCTGCCAGGCCGCGGCGGAAGGCTTCGGCGCCCTCCTCGCGCAGCGCGGCGCGCGGCATCAGCTCGTGAATCACTCGCCCACCTCCGGCACCGCCAGGCGGAGGTTCTTCTCGGTCAGGTGGAAGACGCGGTGACGAATGTCCGTGCCGTCGTCCTCGTAGACGAACTTGTGGGCCTTCTGGGCGGCCACGTAGCGCGCGTAGAAAGCGCGGCGGCCGCTCGGCATGCGGTAAGCCCCGCCGGGGGTCAGACGATCGTTCATGCCCGCCCCCGAAGGCCAGAGCCACACTCACCAAACCCCTCGCGCGCGCAGTGGCATGAAGCGCCGACCTGGCACAGCGTGCTGATCGCGTCCAAATAGGGTTTCGTGACCAGGGCGAAGCCGCAATTCCCTGTCAGCATGTCGATCTTGTTGAGAGGGATGCCCTGCGAATTGGCCAGGATCCGGCTCACGTCGGAGCTGTCCCATCCCATCAGGTCCATCAGCTCCTTCCGCCGCTCGGAGGAAAGCGCCATCCGGACAGCTTGCTCAAGCTTTGCCGGCGAAAGTGTGGTTGTCATGGTGCCTTGCTCAAGGTGACTCAGCGCCGCCCAAACCCACCCCTACTTCGCTGCGTGCAGTTGGGTTGGATGGCATCTACGCTGCAGTTATCAAACCGCGGCTTTCCGCGGACTGTTGCGGGGGATCCCGCCCTACCTACTTCTGTGAGTGCCCACATGGAAAATGGACGACTTCGTTTGATGGACCGGCTTGACGGCCTCTCCTTCGCCCCTGGAACCAATTCGGATCACGGTTTTGTGACCCTGCACTTCGGCGACAGGGGCGACCCAAGCGAGCTATGCATACCGGTCCCGCTGGCCCTCCAACTACTGAACTCCCTGCAGCTGCTGACCTACGAGCACGGCTTGCGGAAGCTCGCTCACTGACTAGGGCCCGGGCTGTTTGGCTGGCATCGGCTGATTCAGAAACACATCCGGATGGGCCAGCTTTACTGCCGGCGGAATGCCGCGCTCCTTCCAGTTGTGCACGCGCTGGGCGCCGCCCTTCTTTTCGAAGCCAAGCAGCTCAGCGACCTTGGCGGGGCCGCCCAGGCGATCAATCAATTCACGATCCATAGCGATAAAGGCGTCGGGTTCCATGCCGGCATTAAACACCACGTTTAGTGAGAAAGCAAACACTTTGTTTATCAACGAAGTGTTTACTTGTGAGACGATCGCGCGCATGCACGCAACGATGGTTCGCCTCTACGAGGCAGCACGCACCCTGAAGAATCTCGAGACGCCGACGGACGTCGCGAGAGCGCTCAACCAATCCCAGCAAACGATCAACAACTGGGAGAGGCGTGGCGTATCGCGCCTGGGCATGATCGAGGCGCAGAAGCACATCGGCTGCAGCGCGACCTGGCTCCAGACAGGCAAGGGCTCGATGACGCATGACCCGTCGATCCGAACCGCCAACGACACCGAGAATGGCCTGGACGAGCGGATGCGCCTGGTGCTCGAAGAGCCGGACATCAAGCCGCAGGCAGTAGCGAAGGCAGCTGGTGTCACGCCCGACGCGGTCGCCAAATGGCTGTCCGGCGAGATCAAGACGATCACGCTCGACCAGGCAGTGGGAATCCAGGAGGCGTTCGGCTATAGCGCTGTATGGCTGATCATGGGCAAGGGCGCCCCGAAAGCCGTGGTCTTCGATGACCCCCGGCCGAAGCCACCCGCGAAGAAGGAAACAAGGTCACCCAAGAAGCAGACTGAACCCTCGGACCCGACACCCCTTACCTACATCGCGGACGTAACGAAATACCGTCCAATCCCGGTAGTAGGACGTGCCCAAGGCGGCCTCCCGGACCGGATTTGGACGGACGGAGACTATCCCGTGGGAGCAACGCAACAGTACGCGGAGGTCGCCAGTGCCGACCCCCTCGCCTTTTTGACGCCCGTGGTGGGCCTGTCCATGATTCCGCGCTACAACCCTGGTGAGTTTGCGCTGGTGGAGCCCGGTACCGAGCCCGAGCTGGAGGATGACGTCCTTGTCCGGCTGAATAGCGGTGAAACAATGATCAAGCGCCTGCTATCAAAGCGGCAAGGCGTCCGGCTGGGAAGCTATAACGACCCCGAGGTCTTCACCTTCGAGCCGGGGGACATCACGTGGATGTATTACGTCGCACACCCAGTGCCCGCGCGCAAAATCAAGACCAGGCTTTAGGAGCTGCGCCATGAAGAAGAATATCGTTGTGGCGGGCCTTGCCCTGCTCGCCGCCCAAGGCTGCGCAACAAAAAACTACGGCACGCAGGCGCCCCTGACCGATTTCGAGAGACAGACGCTGACCTGCCGTGAGATTGAACTTGAGCAGGCGAAGGTTCAAGGCTTCCGGGCAAAGATCGAAGGGCAATCTGTGCGGCTCGATGCACGTGACTTCGTGCCATGGAATTTCGGCATCGGGAACCACATCGCTTATACGGAAGCTGTCGAAAGCGCAGACCAGCGGGCGCAGCAGTTGCAGGCGGCCGCCAAGGAAAAGGGTTGCGCAGCTGCGAGCGCCCCCAAACCCGAGCCTGCCATCAGCAGTCGCTGATCAGCGCACCCCCATCCCGTGCAGAGAGGCCCGCCCACCAGGCGGGCTTTTTTTCGCCCGAAACTAAACATTTTGTTTGACTCACGTTTAAACATTGTGTTTAATCACCTCCATCAGCTCACCGATGGAGGCACACATGGAAGTTCTCGCAGGTATCGGCATCATGGTTTGGACACTGGTGGTTGTCCTGGCCGTGTCCCTCATTCGCGGCGCAAGGGGCTGAGCCGTGACGCCCGATCAAGCCGCCATCCGTCAGGCCGTACTGGACAACTCGCGCGCCGAGCTGCTGCGCGAGCTGCAGGCGTCCCACCGAATCATTCGAAACATGCTGGGCCTGCTCTCCATCAGCCAGGTGGCAATGCTAGCCGAACGCAATGCTCGCAACCAGGTCGACGGCGAGGGAATCACGCGCGCCCATGAGCGCGAGGCAGTCATCCGCCGCGCGGGAGGTGCAGCGTGAAATTCCTCCGCGCCCTTCTCTTCTGGATTGGCATCGCCGTGGGCTTCATTGCCCTGTGCGGGGCCTACACCGTTCTCAACCTGGACGCGCCTACCGCCACCCCGATCTGGAGGCAATCGTGACCTTCCGCATCTTCATCAACCGTCAGTGCGTCTATACGGGCCGCTTCGCCAGCTGGTGGGCCGCTCATGACGCGGCCATCAACCGCGGCCTGCTGTGTGGGGCGCGCAATGTCCAGGTGAAAGCAGCATGAAGCTCTCTGAACGCCTTTTCGAAATCTTCGACGCGCAGGCAGCCGTCGACCGTCGCAAGATCGCAGATCAGGCCGACGACCTCGACACCCTGGGCGCGATCCTGGCGCCCGCACACTACGCTGGCGTCGAGTTCGCTCCGGAGCGCATACACGCATGTGGGCACTTCATCCACGTGAGTTCTAGAGATGCGGACGCAGCTTTAGCCTGGTTGCTCGGCAACGGCTTCAGCCTACAGAAGGCTGAGCACGCTCACGATTACACCCACAACCACTTGGTTCATGCGCGGCTTCGCTGCCCGGTCATCGTCCTGACCGATCCGCAAGCGAAGGAGCAATCATGAGCATCCCTGGCTTCCTCATCCGCACCGCGGAGAACAGCAAGGCCTTGGCCGAGCGCGCCAGCCTTATTGGCAAGGCGCCGATCCCGCCCGGACTACCCTCCGCGCAGGAGGTAGTCGTCGCAATCGATCGGGTCCTGCAGTGCGACAACTTCTATTCGAGCGCCGCGCAGGATGCGCTCGCAGGCCTGGCGCTCGTGCGGGAGCAGTTCGCTACGCCACACATCAAACCCCGTGAACTCGCCGATGCGGAGGAAGCGCTGGCCATCAGCCGGGAGGCCCACGCGGTCATGACGCTGCAGATCGCGCAGTTGGAGAAGCTGGCGCGCGAGCTCAAGTGCGCAGCGGTCAGGCACCCGCACCAGCCGCTGTCGCGCTGGGTGAAGTTCGGGCCGATGGCGGCCTTCCTCTCCACGATCAAGGATCAGGAATGACTGGGAAGAGCGGTATGGAACTGCAACGATACAAGGCGCTCAATGACGATGCGCTCAACCACCACCCAGCAATGGTGAACGACGCCAGTGGCGACTGGGTACGCTTCGCTGATGTGCAGGCGTTGCTGGCCACCACCTCGGCGCCGAGCGCATCGCCTGCCGCGCTGACGGATTCGACCGTCGCCGAAGTTTTAGTCGATTGCGAAGCCTTTGAAGCCGCAATGGTCGAGGCTGGATATAGCAGGCCAGACATTGGGCGCCATCCAGGCATGTATAGGTATCAACGAGATCAGGATCGCTTTGTCGGGTGGAGGCTTGCCCGCGCCCTACTCGCCGCCCAGCCCGCAGAGCCCTTTCAAGCGCGCGTACAGCCGTGGATGCTGGCTTGCTTCGGGGCCGAGATCGCAGGCGACAAGCAAGAGCGCAATCACCGCTTCTTGGAAGAGGCGCTGGAGCTGGTGCAGGCGTGCGGCGCCACGGCCAGCGAGGCGCACCAGCTCGTCGATTACGTCTATGGCCGCCCGGTCGGCGACAAGGGCCAGGAGGCCGGCGGCGTCATAGTCACGCTTGCGGCGCTGTGCCACGCGCAGGGCCTGGACATGCATGCGGCCGGAGAAACTGAGTTGGCCCGCATCTGGACCATGGTTGAGAAGATCCGCGCCAAGCAGGCCGCCAAGCCGAAGCACTCGCCGCTGCCTGAGCATATGTCGCCCTCTGCCGGCGCAGACGATTCGAGGGATGCGCTGATCCTGGACGCGCTGAAAGGTGCCAAGTCCCTGCTGGAAGAACTGCCGGCTCATGAAGTCGCGGGCACGCGCACGGCTGCCGCGTACATCGCCGTCTGCGCCGCCTTGCGCGCCAGCAAGGAGGGCAAGGCATGATCGTCCGCGAGTACAAGACGTTTGGCTTCTGCTGCGGCCTGGGCGGCGGCGCAAAAGGCTTCAAGAAGGCAGCGTCCCGCGTCGGCAACATGGTGGCGAAGTGGCGCTGCATCGGCGGCATCGACGTCGACCCGGCAGCCGCGCGCGACTTCCAGAAGCTGGTGGGCGTGCCCTGCACGGTCATGGACCTGTTCACCCGCCAGCAGTACACGGCCTTCCACGGCAAAGAGCCCCCGGCCGGCTGGCGCGAGGCCATGCCCGTCGACATCCGGCGCGCCGCCGGCAACGAGCGGCCCAACTGCGTGTTCATCTCGTCGCCCTGCAAGGGCGCCAGCGGCCTGCTGTCGGAAGCCCTGAGCCGCACGCCGAAGTACCAGGCCCTGAACGAGTTGACGCTGCGCTGCGTCTGGCTGATGTGCGAGGCCTGGAAGGATGACCCGGTCGAGCTGATCGTGTTCGAGAACGTGCCGCGGCTGGCCACGCGCGGCCGGCACCTGCTGGACCAGATCAACCAGATCCTGCGGCACTACGGCTATGCGGTGAACGAGACCACGCACGACTGTGGCGAGATCGGCGGCTTGGCGCAGAGCCGCAAGCGCTTCCTCCTGGTGGCGCGCCACATGGAGAAGGTGCCGGCCTTCCTGTATGAGCCCGAGCTGCGGCGCCTGCAGGGCGTCGGTACCGTGCTGGGCCGCATGCCGCAGCCTGGCGACGCCGCCGGCGGGCCGATGCACCGCGTGCCGTCGCTGCAGTGGAAGACCTGGGTGCGGCTGGCCTTCGTGGAGGCCGGCAGCGACTGGCGCAGCCTGAACCGGCTCGAGGTGGTCGACGGCCACCTGCGGGACTACCTGATCATGCCTGAGCGTCGCAACGGGGCGCTGGGCGTACTGGACTGGCACGAGCATGCCGGCGCGGTGGCTGGCGAATCGCTGCCCAGCAACGGTACCTTCTCCATCGCTGACCCGCGCGGCCCGGCCAACGCAGCGCAGTACCAGCAGTATGGCGTGCTTCGCTGGGGCGAGACCGCGGGGACCATCACCGCCGGCACGAACCCCGGCCAAGGCACGTTCAGCGTAGCCGACCCGCGCCACGCCGGCCCGGCCAAGCACAACAACGAGTTTCGCATCGTGCCGTGGCAGCAGGCCGCCGGCGCCGTCACCAGCGCCCACGGCACGGGTCAGTGCGTGCAGGATCCGCGCGCGTCGACGGGCTTCGAGGGCGCCGGCAAGTACCGCATCACCGGCTACGACGAGCCGGCCGGCACGGTCATCGCGCGCAGCGACACCGGCCAGGGGGCCTATGCGGTGGCCGACCCGCGCCCGGGCATGCGGCGCGAGCGCGGCGACCACTACCTGACGGGCGGGCACTACGGCGTGGTCGGCTGGGATCAGCCCAGCGGCGCGGTATCGGCAGCTGCTGGCCATGACAACGGCCGGTGGTCGGTGGCAGACCCACGCCTGCCGGCGGCGAACGACAAGCTGGTGGCAATCATCCGCGCGCTGGACGGCACCTGGCACCGCCCCTTCACCACGCTGGAGCTGGCCGCGATCCAGTCGCTGATCGACCCGGAGGAATACCTCGAGCTGGATGGTCTCAGCGATCAGGCCTGGCGCGAGCGGATCGGCAACGCGGTGCCACCGGACGCCGCCCAGGCTATTGCCGAGGTGATGGGCACCACCCTGCTGCTGGCGGAGACCGGTGAGACGTTCATGCTTTCGGCCACGCCGGTGTGGGTGCGGCCGGTAGCCGTGGCGCTGTCGGTGGCACAGCAAGTGAGCGGGGAATGATCCCCACCAGACTATTGGCCAGCTGCCTGTCGCTGCTGTTCCATGGGTGCAATATGAAGAGGCCGTCGACCTTGAAACACTTCTGCTGCCGCGATCAAAAGTTGGCCTTGACGTTCTTCGAGTTCGCCATGAGCGACGGGCGAGTACCAACTCTTGCGCAATTGGACCCGGTCAAACTCATACCCGAGATCCGCGGCCATCGTGGTGAGAAGGTTTACAAAAAGCTCGTCGCGTCGCGCGAGTATGGCCTGGGCATTAGGTCCTTCGAAATCGTGCCGGTCGCTCAGATGGTCGAGGTATTCCTTCCAAGCTGCCAATACAGCTCGCTCTGCCTTGGACCGCCAGTTCTTGCCAAACCGCACGGGGCCGTAGAACGACAGATCAATCATGTTGAGCGCTCGCACATGGTCAGGGGACAGCCTCGAGCCCCTGGTCGCCATAAGCGAATGAAAGATATGCAGTTTGCGTCCACGCGCTTCGCGAGATCTCTCCACCCATTTTTGAGCTTGGACGGCAAGTATCGGGCCTGTCAGCGTGGCTCCTATGATTAGCCAGTCATTGAGCGTCATATCCCCTCCCTTTTTGGAGGAATCGTAGCATGACCAAAGAACGCCCCATCCTCTTCTCTGGCGCCATGGTGCGCGCCATCCAAGACGGCCGAAAGACCCAGACCCGGCGTGTGGCCACCGAATTCGACGGCATGGACGTCGACAATGTGCTGTCCAGGTTCCCGAACCAGCGCGGCTGCCCCTATGGGGAACCAGGCAACCTCCTATATGTACGGGAGGCATGGCGGTCTACGAAGGAACTGGACCCATACAGCGGCGGACGGATTGCGGAGATGTGCCTGGACGCTGGGTACATGAAGCCGTGGACACCGATCCAGTACGAGGCGGACAGCCAGCGGCGGAACTGGCAACACACCAGCACCCCGCCACACAGCGGTCCGCCAGAACCCGGCCGCTACCGACACGCGCGCTTCATGCCCCGCTGGGCGAGCCGCATCACGCTCGAGATCGTCAGCACGCGCGTCGAACGGCTGAACGACTGCAGCGCGGCCGATGCTGAGGCGGAAGGCGCGGAGCCCATTCTGGTTCCGCCTGACGGTGGGTCGTGGCCGCACTACGAGGGCTTCCGCACGCTGTGGGACAGCATCAATGGCGCCGGCGCATGGGAGAGGAATCCATGGGTGTGGGTGGTCGAATTCAGGAGGACCGAAGCATGACGAACTACCCCCTTGCCTGGCCTGCCGGCTGGCCGCGCAAGAACGACAGCCAGCGCGCCGACGCGCGCTTCGGCCGCCAGGATACGCGCACGGTCAACTACACCAACGGCACCAGCACGTCGTGGAGGACGAAGAAGGCGCTGACCGTGTCCGACGGCGTGACCCGCGTGCTGGATGAGCTGGCCCGCCTCGGCGCGCGCCCCGGCTTTACGGTCATCAGCACGAACGTGGCCGTCCGCTTGGATGGGCTGCCCCGCTCCGGCCAGCGCGAGCCATCCGACCCTGGCGCCGCGGTGTACTGGCAGGACCGCGCCGGCGCGCCGCGCGTGATGGCCATCGACCAGTACCGAAGCGTCGCCGACAACTTGGCCGCCATCGCGGCTACGCTGGAAGCGATGCGCGCGATCGAGCGCCACGGCGGCGCCCAGATCCTGGAACGGGCCTTCACCGGGTTCACCGCCCTGCCGTCGCCGGCGGCCGCGCGCGCCTGGCGCGAGGTCATTGGCGTGCCGGCTGGCGAGCGGGATTTGGACGCCGTCCGGGCAGCTTTCCGCCGGCGGGCGCAGGCGGCACATCCGGATCGCCCAGGCGGCTCGCACAATGAAATGGCCGAGCTCACGGCGGCGATGCGGCAGGCTGAACAGGATCTGGTATGAAGCAAACCTTGTATCCAGACAATGGTGGCATCGCGACCCCACGGGTCAAGCGCGCTTCGTGCCGCGCAGTGTGCGGATGGCCCCAAAACCGCGCTGTTCATCTTCCGGGCCTCGACCAGCCAGCCGACGCACCAGCCTGGGATCACGAGTTCGTAGATCCCGCCACGCGCGCCGGCAAAGCTAAACGACACAACGGAGGGAGCCTCGCATGAAACGCCTCATCGAAACCACTCTGGACGGCGAGGCCGGCTGCGTACTCTCCGACTGCGAGCAGTACCGTTACCGCCTCTGGCGCGAATGGGACCGCAGCCGGCCTGCGCTCGGCTTCATCATGCTGAACCCGTCGACCGCCGACCACCAGGTCAACGATCCGACCATCACCCGATGCCTGCAGCGGGCACTGGCCGGGGGAAAATTTGGCGGACTGCAGGTGGTCAACCTGTTCCCCCTGCGGTCGACGGACCCGGACGGCTTGCTGACGCATCCGGCACCGCTGGGCGAACGCCCCGATCGCAACGAGGGCGCGATCATGGACGCCCTCGACCGCTGCTCGATGGCGATCTGCGCGTGGGGCGCGCACAAGGCGGCGCCGGCGCGCGCGGCGGAGGTAATGCGGATCGTCCGGATGTGCGGGCGCGCGAATCTCCTCTACCACCTGGGTCTGAACAAGGACGGGAGTCCGAAGCATCCGCTCTACATCGCGGCATCGACGCACCCAGCGCCGTTCACAGGCCAACACCTGTGAATCGGATTTACAAGGTTTAACCTGTTAAATGCAGCAGCAAGCACAACGAATTATCGAAACAACCCGCAGAAACTGGGGGACGCCAACAATGAAAACCGGATGGATGAGCGACGAAGACCTGCAGGAACTGACCGGCAAGAAGCGCTGGTCGGCGCAGGCGCGATGGCTCGAAGCTGCGTTCAGGATTGAACCGCTGCGCCGCGGCGATGGCCGGGTGATGATGACCTGGGAGACCTACCGCGCCCTCGAGGCGAAGAAGGCCGGAGTTGGTAGCGGAGAGGTCGTGCCGCTCACGCCGACGGCGCGCCCGGCGCTTCGCAAGGTCACCTTCACGGGACGCGCGGCATGAACGCACGCCGGCGGCAGACGAACCTTGGCATGCCGAACCGCGTGTACCAGCGCGGTGCCAGTTTCTACTGGGTGCGGCCGAGCGACCAGAAATGGATCCGGCTGTGCCGCGTGGACGAGGGCCAGCGCAAGATGCTCGCCCGGTTGGCCGTGGAGATCGGTGACTTCGAGGCCCACGCCGGCACGGGCGACATGGCACCGCTGATCGCGGAATACGTGCGCCTGCACAAGGACCAGCACAAGGAAAAGGCGTGGCCCGCGTACGGCAAGTACGCCGGCGAGGCGTTCAAGGACGTCAGCCTGGCCACCGTGGCCCCGGCTGATGTGGCCGACTTCCTGCGGGACAACTGGACGGGCAAGCTGCATATGCAGCGCGTGATGCGCTCGTTCATGTCCGGCTTCTTCGAATGGTGCATTGGCAAGCGGCTGATTGCCGCAAACCCGTGCCGCGAGGTCAAGCTGAAGAAGCCGAAAGCGCGCGACGTCTACATTCCGGACGCCCACTTCCTGGCTATACGCGGCAAGCTGCTCACGTACGTGCGGAAGCGCAAGGACGGCCAGGAGATTGTCACTAAGGTGCCGGCCGGCGACATGATGCAGTGCTTCGTTGACCTGTGCTACCTGACGGCCCAGCGCTCCACCGAGATCCGCCTGCTCCGCTGGAAGCCGGATCCGGGCGCGACTGGCGGCGCGTCATGGGTCGACTGGGACGCCAAGGTGATCCACTTCGTGCCGACGAAAACTGAGGACAGCACGGCTGAAGCCGTGGACTGGCCGATCACGCCAGAAATCAAGACGGTGCTGACGCGCGCCCAGGCCACCGGCAAGGTGAAGAGCAGCCAGTATGTCATCCATTCGATCGACGGTCGGCCGTACGCCGCCAATGCCCTACTCACGGCCTGGAAGCGTGCGGCCGTCCGGGCCGAGCTGGCCGACGCTGGCTACACGGTGAAGGACATCCGCGCCAAGGCGCTGACCGATGCCGAGCGTGCCGGATACAGCATCGAGCAGCTGCAGGTGGCCGCCGCGCACGCTGATTCGAAGACGACTGAGATCTACGTGAAGTCGCGTTCTGTACCGGTCAGCGAAGTGCGCCTGAAACTGCCGAAGGCGGGGTAA